TATGCCGATGTAATATTCGTGCCCTGGTTCATGGCGCGGCGCCCGCGGCGAAATGTGATCCTCGCATCGTATGCCAGCGACATCACCCGCAAGCAGGGAAGGCGGGCCAGGCAGTTAATCCGGTCGAAGTCCTACACGAACCTGATGGGCGTCCGGCTCAAGGGTGACCAGAGCGCGGCCGACGAATGGGCGCTGGACAATGATTCGGAATTCATGGGGGGCGGGCTGCTCTCTGGCCTTACCGGCAACCGGGCTGCGCTCGGGATTATCGATGACCCTATCAGGGGGCGTGAGGCGGCCGAGAGCGAGACTATCCGGGACAAGACCTGGGACGCCTACATAGACGATTTCTGCTCCCGCCTGATCCCGGGCGCGCCGCAGATAATGATTTTGACGAGATGGCACGCCGACGACCCTGCCGGGCGAATCCTGCCCCCGGATTGGAACGGCGAATCCGGGGTTTTTGACGGTCGCGACGGACGTGTTTGGCATGTCGTGTGCCTGCCGGCGATAGCTGACCGTGTTGACGATCCGCTCGGCCGTCAGGTCGGCGATACGCTTTGGCCCGAGTGGTTCAGCCTCGCGCACTGGGAGCCGTTCAAGCGCAACACGCGGACCTGGACGAGCCTTTACCAGCAAAAACCGTCCGCCGACGAAGGTACGTTCTTCAAGGTCGAATGGTTTCACCGGTTCACGCAGTCCGAGACGCCGAAGAACCTGAACATCTACATCACGACCGACCATGCGCCGGGCGGCAAAGAGGACAGCGATTTCAACACTGCCAGGGTTTGGGGGATAGACCCGAATCAGCACGTCTGGATGCTCGACGGCTACAAGGTCAAAAGCACGATCGACAAATTCATGGGCGTGAAGCTCGACCCAGTGACGGGCGAGCAGACGCTGGCGGACGAGGGGGTTTTGCCCCTGATCAAGAAATGGAAGCCGCTGTGCTGGTTTCCCGAGGACGACAATAACTGGAAATCGGCCAAGCCCTTCGTTGTGGCCGCCATGCGCAAGCACAAGACGCCGTGCCGCATCGAGGAGATTTCGACGGCCGGCGGCGACAAGCCCACCAAGGCCCAGCCCATCCAGGCCAAGGCGTCCATGGGCGAAGTTCATCTGCCTCTCGGTCCCATGGGGGACGAGGCGCTAGACCAGTACAAGCGCTTCCCGGCCGGCACGAATGATGACGATGTCGATTGCGCGGCGAACATCGGTCGGGCGCTCGATATGGCGCACCCCGCTATCGTCAAGGTGAAGCCCAACAATCCCAATCCGCCTGATCTCGGCATGTTCCGCAAACAGCCGACCGGGGCGAGCTGGAAGGTGCGATGACCGAAATTCTGCGCCGCCTGATCGAACGGAACGCCCGCACCTGCACGCTTTGGGAGCCGGAAGATTATGGCTTTCGGTACCGGTTCAGGCTTCGGACCGCTTGGGTTGTTACTGCGCAACGGCTTTGTGAGATCAGATGAGCCACATCCCGCGCAAGCCGGTCAAAGGCAGTTCGAATATCGCGAGTTTGGGCCACGATCCCAAGACCAACACGCTGGCCGTGGAATTTCATGGCAGCACACCGCCCCGCGTCTATCACTATGACGGCGTCACGACGGCCGATCATCTGGCCATGCTGGCGTCACCGTCTGTCGGCAGCCATTTCGCCGCGCACATCAAGGGCCGCTTTCCCAGCCGCAAGGTCTCGGGTTAGCGCTGGAAAGTCACCAGATGCCACAGACCATGCATTTTGATGATCTGCCGGCGAGCATCCACATAGGGCCAGTGAAGTGCGGCCACGACTGGACCGGATTTTTCATCCGCGGCGATCACTGCTGGGACAAGGCGAAGCGCTTGAAGATGATCGCAGCCATTCTGGAAACCCATGATGACGGCGTGGCGCGCGTCCTTGCCAACTGGGCGAAGGATGAAGCCATGCGCCTTGAATCGGTCACGGAAGCCTGATGTCAGAGACCGGCGTTCCCGATCTTTCCGCATTAGGGGCTGCGCAGCCGCAGGCCGGTATTTACACGACCAATGCGCCAGCGCCGGCTAATGATGCCCAGAAGCCAGCCGTAGACATCGTTCGTCTCAAGAAGATGTTCGATGACGCTCGGACTGGAAACGAGGTCAGCAGAAAGGATTCCGAGCTAAGCCGGGATTATTACGACGGCTACCAGTACACACCCGGAGAGAGGGCGAGGCTGGATGAACGCGGCCAGCCCATAGTCGAGAACAACCGCATCCGCGGCGCCGTGAATGGTGTCCTGGGTGTCATGGAGATGGGCAAGACCGATCCACGGGCCTATCTGCGCAATCCAGGCGAGGCGCCCAAGCCACAGCGCCCAGCCCCTTCCGCGCCACAGCAGCCCGGCCAGCCTCCCCAGATGGGCACGCCCCAGCTTGGTCAGCAGGTCATGGGCGGCAATGGTGGCCCTCCGCTGAACGATCCGCCGCTGGACGCGGCCGATGTGGCGACTATGACGCTGCGGTTTATCTCGGACACCACGCATTTCCAGGCGACCAAAATGGACGTGCTGGAAAATGGCCTGGTGGAGGGCTCCGGCGCAGCGATCTTCGAGGTGCAGGGCCAGAATGTCATGGCCACCCAGATCCGCTGGGAGGAGTTCTTTTACGACCCGCGCTCGCGCCGCCACGACTTCAAGGACGCCCGCTATATGGGCGTGGCGAAGTGGATGTATGCCGACATGCTGTCCGCCATCTATCCCGAGATGGCCGAGAAGCTGAACGGCTTCATCACCACCGGCTCAATCGACGGCTTCGGCTTCGATATGACATGGGAGGATAGGCCGAACACGAATGTCACGCTGCCCTGGTTCGACCGGGCCCAGAAGCGCCTGATGGTGGTCGAGATGTACCACATCGAGGCGCAGACCTGGATGCGGGACGTGTTCTTTGCCGGTGGCCCGCTTGAATCCGGTCCCTCGCCGTATCAGGACAACGACAACCGCCCGACCAATCCGATTGAGGCCTATTCCTCGTATGTAGACCGGAACAACAACCGTGTCGGTATCGTCCGCGATATGCGGCCCCTGCAGGACGAGGTGAACAAGCGCCGGTCCAAGGCCCTTCACGAGATCAGCACCCGGCAGATTCAGCAGACCGATCCGACCGCGCCCCCGGTTGACGCCGACGAAGCCCGAAAGGAAGCGGCCAAGCCTGACGGTGTCGTTCCTCCCGGCTGGAGCATTGTTGCACGCTCCGACGTCGTGGCGAACAATATGCAGCTGCTTGCCGAGGCTAAGGCCGAGATCGAGCGGTTTTCACCGAATCCGGCCATTCTGGGCCGCCAAGGCGCCGATGCTTCAGGCCGTGCCGTTCAGGTCAGGCAGCAGGCCGGCATGACCGAGTTGGCCCGCGTGCTGGGCCGGTTCAATGACTGGGAATTCCGCTGCTACCGCCAGATGTGGGCGCGTGCCCGGCAATTCTGGAAAGACCCGCAGTGGATTCGCGTCACGGACAATCTCGGCGCGCCGCAGTACGTGCGGGTTAACGATCCGGTGCACGCGGTTGATCCACAAACGGGTCAGCCGGCCATCGATCCTCAGACCGGGAAACCAGTACTTTCGCACGTCAAGAATGACATCGCGAAGATGGACATCGACATCATCATCGACAGCGTTCCGGACACGGCCACGCTGGAGCAGGAGATCTTCGAAGAACTGTCGAAACTGGCCCAGACCTATGGCCCGCAGAATGTACCGTTCAGCCTGGTCGTGGAAATGTCATCGCTGCCCAAAAAGCGCGAACTGATCCAGAAGCTGGAGGCCTTCATGGCCCAGCAGCAGCAGGCGCAGGCTCAGGCGCTCCAGCAGAAGATGCAAATGGAGACGGCTGGAAAGCAGGCCGAGATCGCGTCAGACACGGCGACTGCTCGCAACAAGAATGCCCAGGCGTTGCTTTACGAAGTTCAGGCCGTTGCTCAGGCGCTGCAAGCCCATGTCAAGGCGATGGAAGCGGCAGCAGCAGAGCAGGCTCTTGGCCTCCCGCCTATCGGCCTGCCAGATGGAGCACCGGGGGCCATCGCGCCGCAATTGCCGCCACCACAAAACATGCCGCCGCAGCCGCAATTGAGCCCGCCTAATGGCGGACAGTGATTATGCCCAGCAGGTCATGTCCGCTGCGAACGCGGCCCCTGCGCCCGCGCAGAGCTACGGTGCCCAGATAAGCGATAAAGCGGCGTTTGAGGCCGCGATGCGCCAGAGCCCTTGGTATCAACAGTTCAAGCAGAAGTTTGGCGAGGAACCGAACCTCTATGCCCCGGAATACAATCTTCATCGTGCCTGGCAATTGGGACTGCAGGCCACGCCCGATCCT